TAAAAGTTATGTCATGTCTCTCTCCCCCTTTAGGGGGAGACATGACATAAACGATGACATAGGAGAAAATGTGGATAAAGATTATATAGCACATGAAAGAGAATTTCAGAGAGTTTGTGAAGAAAAAATAAATGACGCTATCGTAGCATTTCAACAAGGTGTTGCAGATTATTTTTTAGGAGAATACTCTGAAGAACGTTGTACAGATGATGAGCATTACGAGGGGGGTGTAAACTTTGGGGACTTTTTGGCAACTGCAAGACAATTGCAAATATTGCAGTTGAACCAATGGTCAGAAAAACAATCGCAAGGAATGAAGGAGCCTTTGAATGAGCAATAAAATAAAAAGAGATAACGTAGAAGAATTAGCTAGAGCAATAATTTCATGGCATTGGCAACACAAAGGCTACAATCCACCAAAACACATTGATTGGCATAGCTTAATAAAAAGCGAAGACATGGTACTTGATGTTGCTATGGAAACATTAATGGAATGGAGTGATGAAGTCCTTGACAGAACTAGAGAAAACGTATTTACAAATTATCCAAACATAACATTATTAAAAAAATTTTCACAAGATTTGCAAGTAATTGAACTTGAAATTTGGAATAGTTTTAAAGAAAACGACAACCCAGATATTAATTATAATTTAGGTTGGTAAAGTTAACACATTAAAAAAGTAGAGGTGAGAATCGAATTATTACATTGTGTAGATTAACTACACTACAACGTGTCAACTAAGGAGGACACTATGAATGAGAAAAAGATGACAAAAAATGAAATTTTTAGAAATAAAACTGTTTACTGGAAACCTTTTAGAACATGGTATAAAAATTTAAGTGCCAAAGAACGTGATAGTCTTCAAGATTTGTTCTTAGAATATAGGTATAGATATAATTTAACAGGAAAACAAGCCTACATGAAGTACGTAAACGAAAGTTTAATAATGTCTTCAGAGGAAGAATACGTATTTCCTTATAATGAACAAAGATTGTTAGCTAGTGGTAATCCTAAGGCTTTTATAAATTTGTTTTTGCGTTGGACAGGACATGATAGAGATCGTGTTCATACCAACAAAATTGTCGCTCGAACTAAAAAATATTTAAAAAATTTTAAACCAGAAACTCAATCAGACGATAATTTTTTAGAGGTTTCAAATTTAAAAGAGTTAAATAAAAAAGTCTCTTCTAATGAAGATGAGCATCCATACCAGTGGGGAAACTTACAGAGACGAGAACGTATTTACTCACAGATAGTAAGAGTTAGATTAAAAGATGAAAATCAAATATATTACAACATAAAAAGATATATGATCGGTCTTCCAATTGCATTTAATAATGATACTCTTACAGCAGATGTACGAGTTAGGTTAACACAAGGTAAAGGTACACATAACTATGTGGACATAGATAATACCCCTTATTTACCAGTACGTGTGCAAGATCATTTAGTTTCTATTCTTAGTGGTATTGAAATAGGTGTGTTGACAGAAAAACAAGGATTTAATTCTTTTGAAGTGTTAGAAACTATTGATTCATTAGATAAGTATAAACCTGAGTCATTGATAGAGCCTGACGAAACACCTGAGATCGTTAGTGGTGTGGACACACCATCACTGCAAATTGACGCTAATGATAATATAAAAACATTACCTCTGATTAATTTGGGTATAGGTAAATTTTCAATAAAACTTATTATCGAAAAACAGCCATAAGGAGAATACAATGGCAAAAGTTAAAACAGGAACACACAGTTGGCAAGTTACATTTACAGGAGACAGCATAGATTCTCTTGAAAAAATAATGAAATATTCTAGTGGAGCAGTCATGAAAAAAGTTGATGTTAACGTCAATGTTATTAATCAAGATTGGGTATCAAAAATTAAGCCAGAGGTACATAACTACGATCCTGAGACAGAAACTTGTACAGGTTCTGGTGTTACTGGTGTACGTGATGATTGTAAGTATGCAATAGAATGAGCGATCATCCTGATTGGTTTAAAACATATATTAGACAAGAATATTTGAAAGAAGAAATTCCTAAAGAGATAGAAAGAGTTAAGAAAGATATTGCACAATTAAAAAAGGATATGAAAGAAAAAAATGGTAACAAAGTGGAATAAAAGTTTCACAATACATAGGACAGGCTGTGACAAATGTAGTGGCACAGGGTGGAAACTATTAAGTAACCAAGAGCCAGTTTGGTGTGATTGTCGTCCAAAGAAACTTAGATTTAAAGATGAACAAACTAAAGAACGCAATAAATTAACACCTAAAATGCGTGTCGCTGTCTTGGAGAGAGACAGATGGACATGTCGTATGTGTGGTCATGGTTCTGCATATTCTAATAATTACGTTGAAGGAACAGAATTAGAAGTTGACCACATTCATCCCATATCTGATAAAGGTCAAAGTAGGATGGATAATCTGCAAACTTTATGCAAAACGTGCAACAGGGGCAAAGGCTCACAACACATCAACCCAGATGTGCTAACTAGTTGACAGATAGTTAACAATATTATATAATATAGTTACTTAGGAGGTAACATTGATGGTCGAAACCACAAGAATGTCAGAGAGAGATTTTATCTTAATGATTCAGTACGCTATGGAGAAAGATTCTATAACAGAGATAGCAAGGAAACTAAACTTTTCTAGGAATACTATTTACAAGAAGTTTAGTCAATATAATATTCCTTTCTTGCCTAGCCAAAGAAACGTAGAGTCTATGGCTACTTTAAGTCCAGAGTTGGCAAGCATACAGTTTGACATGAAAACCCTGACAGATTTTGAAACATCATTGCAAGATATACGAGATAAGTTTGAAGAAACTTTAACTAAAATACAACTTGCGAAAGATAGTATTGTTAGTCAGAGTCCATCAAGTGCAAGGTAATGTACGATCAATACCTAGAGAAATTGCTATTGAATGGTTGTTACACAAACACTACGCTAAACGTATCCCTTCTATAACCCATTCGTTTGGGTATTTTGAACAAAATGTTTTACAAGGTGTAGTCACCTATGGTATTCCACCTAGTCCTAGTTTATGTATAGGACTTTGTGGAGAAGAATATAGATATATTGTTTATGAATTAAACAGATTAACTATATTGGAAGACCATGACAAAAACTTAGGAAGTTATTTGGTGGCTAACAGTATGAAGTTGATGCCCAAGCCAAGCATCATAGTTAGCTATGCAGACACTAGCATGAATCATGTTGGATATGTGTATCAAGCCACTAACTTTATATATACAGGACTGTCGGCAAAACGTAAAGAGTGGAGAGAGATAGGATTGAATACGCATAGTAAGTCTGTAGTAGAAATGTACAGTTTAGAAGAAAGGTTGAATAATCCTACTAGGTTTGAACATGTACCTAGACCACAAAAACATAGGTACATATATTTTTTAGGAAACAAGAGAAAAGTTAAGGAGTTTAAAGAAAAACTAAATTATCCTGTGTTGCCTTATCCGAAAGGAGAAAGTCAAAGATATAAAAATGATGCTCAAGTATCACAACAAATGTCATTGATTTGATGGTGTGTCCACACCACTAACAAAATAAGAGGGATTGAATAATTAAAATACCAAGTTAGAGTATACAAAATCAATCCCCCTTATAAAAGGAGGCAAACACATTGAATGAGAAATGTGTCGCTATGAAATTAATTATAGTATACACATTCATCCCTACAAATTGCAATTTTTCTAATGTTTTGTATTGGTAAGTGTTTAGCTAGGGGTTGACAAGTTAACACTATTGTGATATAATAATGTCAGGACGTAAAAATTTAATTTGTTTGCTTAGGAGGCATAACATGGCAGAAAAAAGAATCGCCCAGAAAATGTATGAAAAATTTCATATGTTAAAACATAGTACGGATCAACTGGAAATTACTGTTGCAGATCGTGGAGATAGACCAGTATGGGTACTAGCAATACGGACAGAACATAGTTTTATTCCAATAGCAAAACTTCTTACTGAAGAGGATATCAATGAATTGACTCCTAAATTTGAAGTTACTGAAAAGTTGAAAGATATATTTGACCATATGGCAACTAAAGATGATAGGTTGATTGAACAACCATTTGACTTAGAGGATTTTCAAACATCTCCGTCAGCAGAATTTAAAACAGAGTTTGATGGACTGTTAGACGAATATTATGAAAATGCCACTGGTTGGGTAGAGATAGAATTATAAATAAATAGCGAGTTGGGTTGTGTTCTTACGTCCTGAGCATAGCCCAACTCCATAAAACAGGAGGGCTGAATGAGCCACGAAGGTAATGACAATGTTGTAGATGATCTTAGAGATCAATTGGATGATCCACGCATACGTGTAAGGATTAAGGTTGGTACCAATTCTAAACACGAAATACAATGGGAAAACTCCATTGAAGTTATTGATAATCTCAGTAACAGTGAAGAAGTAGTTACGTTAGTACAGGAAAAGTCTGATTTAATTACAGATTATTTACGCAGAAGATACGATTCATACGGAGGATACTAAGATGCCTAAATTTAATTTAGACGACTATGAAATGGTTAAAGATAGGATTCCATTGTTTTTTGCAGAATATCCTGACGGCAGAATTAATACAGAAATAATTTCTGAATCAGCTAATGGCGTAACTATAAAGGCTTACTTATATAAGAGTCTTGAAGAACAAGTTTCTTGTGCTCCTGTTAGTACAGGTATTGCAAGAGAGGTGCCGGGTGGGTTTATTGATAAGTATTATGAGAACTGCGAAACATCATCTATTGGCAGAGCACTTGCTAATATAAATTTATATAGTGGGGATCGACCCTCTTTTGAAGAGATGAACTCTGCTAAGTCAATGAAGGAGACAAAGAAGACAAGTCCGTCTCGCTCTGAGGCTCCTAAGACATCTAAAAAGGACATTGTTATAAGTGATCCCGGATCCGTTGCAACAGAAAAACAAGCTATTTGGTTGAAAAGGTTTGCACAGGCTAACATCATTAATTATGATGACGTGTTTGACGAAGATGGAAACGTGGTTATAACAAAGGGATTAGCGAGTGACATGATGGATGACGCATTTCCTAAATATAACGAGTGGCAAGAAAAGAAAAAGAAAGAAAATTTAGGTCTAGGATAAAGATTATTGGTGGTGTAATATGATATATACCAATGACGAAATCGCAGACTTGATACAACAAACTATTAAGTTAATGATAGAGATAGAATCGTTTGTTAACACTGAAGAAGACCACCATTGTGATTACAGAACTATATACAGGACGCACAAATTACTTGTCGATAAAGTTTTGGAAACACTGGGCAACTTAACAAACGAAACAGTTTCTATACGAAACATTAACCCACGAGATTTGATGCAAGCTTTAAATGAATTGAAAGTATCAGGTAAAACATATTCACCACCATCTGGATCATTGTACAAAAAAATAGGAGATAGGAATGGAGCAAATCATAGAGAGGAAGGGTACTAAGTATATTGTTACATATCCAGAAGACAGTGCATATGAACATATTAATATTCAATATAGAGCCATAGACAAACATGGATATGCGTTAGCTACTATATGGTATGGAACGCATAAGGTATACAGAGAAAGCAGAGTTAACATGGTATCCGAGAGGGCTTTAAATGCAGTAGCATTAGCTTGTAATAATAAGGCACCTGGCTTTGAATGGGGAGATATTATTGGAGAGGCAAACGATCTTATAAGAAGTACTCATGATGAAGGCAATGAAGTAGTTAATTTAAAGAACGGAAACATTTCAGACACACTACAATATCATATTGATCCATTTTTAATTCGTAATCAACATAACTTATTGTATGGAGATGGAGGATTGGGTAAATCATGGTTTGCTTTGTATCTAGCATCATTGGTAAGTACAGGAACTCCACATGGCAAACTATATCCAGAACCTTCTAATGTTCTTTACTTAGACTACGAAGTAGACCAACAAGACATGACAAACAGGTTTCATGCTTTGTGTGAAGGACTTGGAGTACAAACACCAGACTTACATTACAGAAAACAATTTGTATCTATAGCAAAAGATGAAGATAGGCTTAGAGATATAGTTGCAGAATTAAATATTGGATTTGTAATCATTGACTCTGCGGCAGCCGCATGTGGTGGCGAACCTGAAAATGCTAGTGTTGCATCACAATACTGGAACTCATTGTCTTCTTTAGGATGTACAACACTTACAATAGCACACGTGTCTAAAGCAGAGGCTAGTGAAAGAGGTACATCTACACCATATGGTTCTGTGTTTTGGAGGAACTATGCACGTAATGCATGGGAAATAAAAAAGAACAATACGTCCAATAAATTAGAGACACACTTTGGGTTGACACAAACCAAGATAAATTCTGGTGCAGGTGATCGTCCAAGAAACTTTAAATTTATTTTTGATGACGCTAAGCTTGCTACCAGTGTTAATGTTATGGAGACAGATGTAACTGAGAACGATAACTTAATGGAGACAGGATCGGCAACACAACAAGCTATTGCTGTAATAGAAAAATCAAGGTCATCTTTTTGGGCTAACAGTGACATTAAAGAGTTTGGTGGAGTAACTGCACAGGATTGTGCTGATGTGTATGGTAAGACAGCTAACTCATACAGTTTAGCTTTTAGTAGAAACTCTAATATATTTGTACAAGTTAAAAAAGGTTATTACGATTTAAAGGCTATGAGAGAAGAAGACCAAAGATTGTTTATGCAAGAACCACAGAAAGCAATCCAATTTACTGATAGATATTAATAACCATGAAACTTGTATTAGATCACCTACCAAACCCTGATGCTAACCCTAACAAAAGATCAGGGTATGCTAGAAATAAAAGAGGTGGAATATACAACCCTAAATTATCAGAGGCTAAGAAAGTTGACCGAGAAGAGATAAAAATACTTGTATCTCAAACAGGTTGGGATAGACCTCCGATGCAGAAAGCACATATTACTATTACTTGGAAGTCTGCCGACAACAGAAGTAGGGACATCGACAACTTGTTATCAGCCATGAAAGGAACTATTGATGGACTAGTTGTTGAAAGAGTTATATTTGACGATTCAGCTAAGCACTTGTCATATACCTTATACTATGAGTGGGGAGACGACATAGACAAAGATCAAACTATATTAAATATTAAAGAAATCAAATGAAAATCTGTAAACATCATTGGAAAATAGAGGCACCAAGTGGTCACATATCAAAAGGTGTTTGTAAAAAATGTAAAACAACAAAAGATTTTTACAACTCTGATCCAAAAGAAAAAAAGTTTGCAAGATTTAATAAGAAAACTGGCACTACAGTGATGACTCCAGATGTTTATGTGTCAAGAACAGCATCAAGACGATACTTTGCTAGGAGCAACCGATAAAAATCGCTCTACGTGGCTCACAGAGCACAGTTATACCTAAGACTTTTTGTTAGTTTGTGCCTGAGGTTGCAATTTACCTTGTGAAATTAAAATTTTTATTTCGTCACGAGTAATATAGTTTTCTTGATTTTTTTCTACTTTGTTAAGTCTTTCTAAGACTCCTAAAATGTTTGTAATTTTTTTAACATACATTAAGCAGACTTCTTTGGAGTTTGAAATACTTTTACAATAGCCCAAAAACGTTTAAGTAATTTACTTCGTTCATCTTTTGAGATACTGCCATCATCCCGCACAGAGCGTTGAATTTCTTCAATAAGTTCTATGGCAAGAGGTAGTGCATCTGAATATTTTATTGCAGCTCTTATAGCTTTAATCATTTAATTCTCCTTAGTGGTGTGTCCACACCACACTTCTATTCACTTTCTAAAACTTTCATTCCTAAAGCTATTATGCCACCAGTACACCCAGTAGCGATTTCATTCATGCCATAATAGAGTCCGACTCCACTAAGCAACCCAAGAACTATAATAGCTAAAAAGATTTGAGGTCTAACTTTTCCTATCATTTTTCCTCCTGTATTATTACGTATCCGTCTTTAGTCCAACGATACCATTGTCCACTTTCTTCTTTAGTCCACTCACCATATTCATCTTTACTGCCACCAAAGTATGGTCTAGCATGACCTTCTGAAACTAACATATCGTTTAAAGATACGTCAGAACCAAAAGGATAAAGAGAACCCAGTATTCTACCGAACTTTCCTTTGCCTTCTTTAGACGTTCGAAGTACTAGATTCCCTTTATGTTGTGTGCATAGTTCTTTAAGTCTGGCTTTAGATGCTAACCCTAGTTTCTTTTCTACCTTGTTACGAGTTCGAGACTCTGGGGTATCAATAGCCATAAGCCTAACCCTATCACGATACTCAATTGAAAAACCCAAATCCAAAACAACATCGCACGTGTCGCCATCCACCACTCTCGTAACTTTACATTTATATTCATACATAGGATTACCTTATAAAGACTGGCTCTTCAACGACTCCGTCAGCTACCGAGTTAACTTTGACGCTAGTATTAATTATTAAATCGGCAGAATTAATATCTCCATCATCACCAATTCTGACGTTCTCTAAAGTTAGAGTTCCAATCTCAAAGTAGTCAGCATTAAAAGCACCTGTCCAAGCACGTACTCCATCAAGTATTAATTTATCAATAATGACATCTCCACCTGTTGTAGTTTGTATTAATAAAATTCTGTCAACCACCATGTCCTTTGCTTCGTAACTTGTAGCTCCACGCCCACTTCCAATGACTACATCATTAGTAGTACTAGACATTGTAGGAGAGAAAGTATGACCTGCAACTACGACACTTGTTGTAGCTACAATATTATATATATCTCCATTAGCCCAATCCATTGTTGGGAACTCAGAGTTACGAATAATTAATTCGTCTATTGTTATTACATCTGTAGTGCTAGTTCCAGAGAGTTGGAAAGCATCTGTCAAACCTGCTTTACCCAATGAGATGTTTTCAAATTTAACAACATCCATTCTTATACCAGCTGGCATATTAATCTGAAGCGTCTGACTTCTATCTGCAGGAAACTCTGGGTCAACTATTCTATTACCCACATGATTAGGAGCAGTGTATGATGCACCTGTTTGTGGGAAAGTTATCTGCTGTTCGCCTGTAGATATTAATAAAAACATTGA